TCCGTTGTATGTCGTAAAAGCAATCCACTAAACTGTGGATGTTCAAAATAACGAACTGGATCTGCAAGCATAGCAAATGATTTACCGCCGCCTGCTGCACCTCCGTATAGTACTTCACGTTCTGGTGCCTCTAGAAACTCTGACTGTGGACCCGCATTAGGAACAAATATTGCATTTTGCTCTACAGGATCTGGTTCTTTATATGCTACAGAAGACTCAAGCTTGTCCGGGTTGTTCAGTAGTTCCGCCGCGTGTAGTGTCGGTTCTGGAGCCGAGTCTTTCTTTTTCGAGTTCTTCCGCTTTGGAGATCGCCTTTTCTGCATAAGTTGCCCATCTGCGGAGGACAATAGCTTTGTTCTTACGCTTTCGTTCATTCTTCACCCGCTTCATTAAACCTACGTGTGATATGTAACGTCCCGTTCTTTTGCTTAACCAATTTGCTACTTCTCGATATGGATACTGTTTTAAATGTTTTTTAGCTTCTACTAAAGCGTCAAGTTCACTTTCAATCGGCCTTAGTACTTTATCGTCTTCTTCGTCCAGTTCATAACCAAATGGTATTGTTCTAGCTATTCGTGGTAAAGCAACCCATTCACCTTCTTCTTTAACGTCTAGCGGTTGTGGTAACTTCCATTTTCCTGTTTTACGTTGTACAGCCTTAGTCGTCATCGTCCTCAATTACCGCCTTCGGTGGCAATATGAATACACCACCAGAGCTTTCCACTTGCATTTTTTCTGACTTAATAATTCCGCTACGGTCTAAAAGATCTTTAGCTGCATTAATCTTATCACGAATACCCAACTCTGTAGGGTCATCAATGCCACTAATAATAGCATAAGCAGCTTTAGGCGCGTTATGTGCCATAAAGTTTTTAGTGGCCTCAATAATTTCGTCTTTAATACCAGCCGTGATTTCCGATAACTGCGTATTACTTGAGTAGCCTGCCAGTTTTTTAGCTGCATACAGATCACCTCTAGCCTCCCCAAAAAGAACCGAGATAAACGCTTGCTGCTTTTCTGTCAGTTGTTTACTCATTTATCAAACACCTTTTTTATGCTTTTGGCTTTTAGGTGGACTTTTCTTGCTACCGCCTGCACCAGCCCAAAAAACTTTGTTAGCCCAGTACGCAGCAGAGGTTGGACCCTTTGCAATATTTTTTCCATGACGCGCTTTAAAAGATTTACGAGCCTCCTCAGAGTAGTTATGGCCCATTTTTTGATCGCCGAAGCGTATGATTTTAATTTTTCCATCGTCTTTCCTTACTGCAACAATGCCTTTTTTAGTAGGATGACTTGGTGTCCGTTTAGGTTTGCTTAAACCAGACAACCCATAACGCTTGAGTTTTGCGCGTTCAGCTTCAGATAAAGCCATTAAATCCTCCTAATTATACTCAGTTATTTTTTAATGTCAACTATTTTCTAAAGAACTTAGTGGCACCTCTTATACCAAAACTGGCTGCAACTACGCAACCTAATGAATATTGATACCACTCCGGCATGATTTCAAGTTGTTTAAAACCGTTCTGTACTACCTCTTCCATACCCGGTACAAAAGCTAGTATCATTGGTATACTAAAGATAATTGTAAGATATTCGTCTTTCCAGCTTCCTTTAGTGCCTTCAGCCATAATGCGTTCCCAACCACTTTCATGTGTGGCTGCTTCCACCATTACTTTAGCTTTAGCTTCTGCTTCGGCTACCTTTACGGCAGTCTTAGCTTTCTTTTCCTGTACACGACCTTCTAGCCATGTTCCAGCTAAACCAGCTATCGGTCCTATTAATGCACCAATCACGATGGTATCTCCGCTTCAAAGTCAAATCTAACGCCCTGACAAGACGCTGCCCACGCCTTTATTTCTTTTTCTTTTAGCTTCTCTTCCATAGCAAGATATACGTATTGTTCTGGTGGGCATCTTTCTACTACATGCACAGATGGTTTTACGCTGCCATCATTATGCAAAACAAACAGCATAAATACTAATTTAACTAGACTTTCGGTCACTTGTCTTTTTAGTGTCTTTTTCAACACTACCTAAGAATAAACCAAACGCACCAGTTAATGCGCCAGTCATAACACTGAGTAAACCCGCCTGTTCAAGCGTTGGTGACGGCAACGCCATAAACCATTCGATAACACGGAAGTTCATAACAATCAATGCAATCATCATAACACGCGGTATAATACGCCAGTCGTCTAGTTGTTCAGGTTTCATCGTCTGCCCTGCCCCCTTAATGGTTTGCTATTATACTGTCTGGAATGTACATTAGGCCGTTTAGCGTGTCGGCCCGGTCTTCTTATACGTTTATGAAATGCGTCTACCTTTTCTTCTTTAAAAGCTATTTTATTCTTTGCCATTACTTACGATACTTTCTTGTCTTCTTAGCTATAGACTTAGGTTGCTTAACATGCTGTTTGCCTGCTTTAGTCCCAGAACGCTTTGCGGCAGTCGTACGCGCGTATTCTTTTGAACTAAGTGCCTTGATAGCCTTTTCTGGAAGATAGCGTTCACCGGTCTTCCCAGACGGTTTACCGGACTTTGTACGCCACTTTTGCTTAGTCCACTTTTTAAGACTCTTCTGTGGTTTCTTTAGAGCCATTATCTATAACGTCCCTTACTACAAGCTGCTTAATATACTTAGCACCTATAACGTCTACTATTGTTTGGTAGCTAGACTTAATGTCTTGTTGCTGAAGCTGCATGACTTTCTGTGCGTCAATTAATTTAATTACGATAGCTTCTAGTCTTTTGTGCTTTTCGTCTAGCTCTGCGGCTAGTTCATTTTGTATCCAACTATTTTGCTTCCATATAAAATAACCAAAGGCAATGGTCATGGTCACTGGTATACCAAATGTCTCCAGTAAATTTATTATGTCCACTCGTATTCTCTCCCAATACAAATAGCTTATGTTTTAGTTTTAGATCTCTCCATTATAACGGCAAGAAGAAAAGCTCCTGCCCCTGTAGCTATAGCTTCAGTATAGGCTGTACCAAAATGTGACGGATGTACCAGTATATCTGAAAATGCTGTCGCTATGCCTGTAAGCCAAGCTATAAACCATTTAGTTGGATTATTTTTAATAAACAAAGCAATAAACATTACAACAGAAGCTAATATGCCTGTTCTAGCTGCTGTCATAGCATGACCTAATGTTAGTACAGATAAGTCACCCTGAACCATTGCTAAACAACACGCAGTCCACGACTCACTAAAGGTCTTGCCTGTTTGTTTAAGCTTTTCTAACATTGCGTTTGGGTTGCTTCTTACGATTCACTACTTTAGGAACAACTTTAAGATTACTACGTCTGTTGTTTCTAGGGTTCATGTCCTTGTGATCTACTTCTTTACCGTCGCCCTTACGTACCCTACCTGTCTTAGCCAGTTTGTTACGTGCGGCATTACGACTAGCCCTGCGTTTCTTTTGTTCAGGTTTAGCGTGGTATTCGTCGTATTCTTTACGGTAATCACGTTTCATTTGTAGCCCCCGCCAGCTTTCTTATATTCACTAGCTAAGAGTTGCGCTTTTCTAGCAGACCACTGACCAGCCTTACCACCCTTTGTGCCAGCTTTAATCTTTTCAAAAAGACGTTTACGCATAGTAGGCTTAGTATAATTACCAGCTTCATTAACGCGAGACTTTTTCTTTACCGCCATTATGCACCTGTAAACGTAAACTGTGCAGGTTCTTCCTCTACAGATATAAGAATATCAAATGAAGACGGTGACGTAGCACTAAAGCCTACAATCTTGTCACCTGCATGTAAAAAGAAAGTAGCACTATCAACAAGATTAATAGCTGTACTACCTGATAATGACTCAGCATTAGACAAATAATGATACGCTGCATCTTCAGCATGATAAAACTGTATACTAAATTTTTGTGTAGAGGTATTGTTATTAGCTACACGTAAATACTTTACCGTAGCATTAAAGTTGGCGGGGCAAGTATACAACACATTTGCACTTGCTCCCGCCGCTGTAGCTGAAAGGGTATAACCTTCAGTGAAGTATTTATAGACTGTACGTTCAGGCATTAGTGTCTTCTTTAGGCATTAAACTAGGAATATACTCATTGTGAAACCTAGTACCAAATCGTCCTAACTTTCTAGTAGGTTGTTTGTCTTCAGATAGTTGAAGCCCACCGCTATTAAAATAAGATCCTACAACTAAGGAATTACTACGCTGTACAGAATTTATGTAGTCCCCAAAACCACCGGGATTATCCATATATTTTTCTTTAAGGGCTGCTTTACTAATACCTAATTCTTTTGCAAGTTTAGATAAGTTTGATATGTTGCCTACGCCTGCTATATTTAATATAGCGTTAGAATCTTTATAAGCTTCATCAAAGTCCTGTGTTATTTTAGTGCGACGGGCCATAGTTATTACCTAAACAAACCACCCTTACGGTAGTCCATAGAGCCTGTACGTGACTTTTTCATATAACCACCCTTATTATTTTTCTTTAGTTCTGTAGTATACGTACCGGTTTCACCTTTTTTATTTTTAAATTCAAATGTTTTTTTACCGTCTTTACGAGCAGAATCAAATTCTTTTTCAAATCGTGACATGCCTTTTTTAGTTTCTTTAGTTTCTTTAGTTTCTTTAGCTTCTTTAGCTTCTTTAGCTTCTTTACTCTTACTTAGTGCCTTTTGAGTAAGAGCGTCTACACCACCACCGTAAGGATCTTTACGGCTTGCTTTATTATATACACTATTTAATTTTTTCTCTAGTTGTGCTGAAGACTTTTGTTCAGAGTCACCAAATAAAGCATCTACAAGCTCACTCATACCATAACCACCTGCAAATGCATTTCGTGCTTTTACAGTTGCAGCCCGTGTCTTTGAACCTGCGTTTGCAATTTGTTTTTGTCCGGCTGTTGGTGAATCTATTAAAGCTTTAAATTGCCTTTTAGCCTCATTTCCCAAACCTTCAACCCACCTACGTACAGATTTAGAATTTTTCATAACAGTCCTAGCTGCTTTAGGACCGCCAACAACACGAGCCGCTTTAGAAGCTATTGATACAGGATCTCTTGCCATAGTCTTAACCTTTCTTATACTTACGGTTATCTTTAGTGTTACGTGTCATGCCTGTCTTACGCATGTCAATGTTTCCCTTACGTTTATTAGGTGGGCATACGTAGCCGCCTTTATTGTATACTTCAGCCTGTTTCATAAATTCTTCTTTACTTACACGCTCGTACTTGCCCGTCTTAGGATTCATTTTTTCATAAATAGGTTTATCTGGATTAGGCTTTGCCTTAGTAGCTTGTGTGTCTTCTGGTGCCATAGGACCATCAGAACCGACTTTACTACTAGCGGATCTACGTGGTGGCAGTGGTATATCAGGCATTGTTAAGTTCCTCTATTGCTGCTTCAATTTCTGAAAGTTTAAATGTTTTACCCGTGCGCTCTTGTAAAGCAGCACGGATATAATGTACGTCAGAATGGTATAAGTGGAGATTACGTAAGCTGTCAGTCTTTACAGCTTCATAGAAACTACCGAGTATATTCGTTTCAGGACATAGTTTTACGGATTTGTTAGCCATTGTCAATACAGACTTTAGTTTAATACAGAATTTATTATTAT